CCATCAGTGATCAGGTGCATTGGCCTCGCAACTACACCAACGCCAGTACCCTTCTCTGTGCCTACCCTGAAGACGCCGGATTCGCCCTTCCAGTCCAGAACGCCGCGCTCATACGTCGTGCCAGGAGCATTAAGTGCCGACCTGTTGTACACAGAGAACTTCTGGGCAGAGATGTAATCCCTTTGGCCGATCTCGCTCAGGGCATCCCAGAACAGACCAGTCCCGTCTTCGTAGCTGAATCCAGATGCGTTGACGTTGTCGGTCATGAAGCCAGCCTTGCCCCAAGTAAGGCCATCCTTCTGGATGCTGCTGACCGTCACGCCACTAACCGCCACTGTCTGAACCTTGCTGACGGCGGCAGAAGCAGTGTCTGTGATTGCCACCTGAATGGGAGCAACAGCGGCAGAGGCACCGTAGTTCCAGGTCTGAATCAGCGACACTGCTGCGTTTAGTGGAACGGAAGCAGTGCCAGTGCCGGTCTCCAGCCTGATCCTGCCAGGAGTTCCAGAAGTGCGTCCGATGAACAGTTCAGTCCCGTCCCAGGTGAAGTTCGTGTCCGCACCAAGCACACCGCTGTTGTTGAACTGGATTTCGTTGTCATTCCCAGCAGGAGTCGCGGTCCCGCCGCTGACCGATGCCCATGTTCCATCGCCGCGAAGGTAAGTCGAGGACGTTGCCGATCCAGTGCCGAGGCGAGCTGTATTGAATACGCCAGTCGTGACATCACCAGCGTCATGCGTATGGCCCACCTGACTGTAGTAGGTGTTCAGGTCCAGGGTGGTGTGGACGGCGGTGACGCTCGTATCATCCAGAATGCTTCGGCCAAGGCTAGTGCAGGTGATCTCCTGCACAACGCCAGCACCGGCAGAAGCACGGCCAAGCAGCCTGTCAGACGACGACACGTTCTGCATCTTGGCGTAGCTCACCACGCCATTGTCAATCGTCCAGGTGGCACCGGACGAAGTGACAGTGATATCACCCTTGTCGCCGTCTGTGACTCCGCCAGAACCAGGAGGTGCTGCCCATGTGCCGTCTGCACGCAGGTAGTTCGCAGTCCCTCCGCCAGAAGCAGGAGCAAGGCCCTTCGCAGAACTGCTGAATGCATCCAGCATCGCAGTGACCTGGGTGCCGGTAAGGTCCAAGGGATTAGCCGTGGCGGCTGTGTTATTACCCTTGATCGTGTTGGCTGCCATCTCGGCCAGCTTCGCGTTGGTCACCGCGTCGTTGATGATCGTCGTGGTTGTGACGGTATCGGGGCCGATGAACGTCGTGGGTGCAGCCCATGTCCCATCAGCACGAAGGAAGTTGCTCGTGCCACCACCGGAGGCAGGAGCGAGTCCCTTGGCGGTCGAGGTAAACGAGTCGAGCAGGGCCGTGCCAGCTGCCGAGTTCGCTGCGGTGATCATCGCCTGACCAAACGCAGACAGCGTCAGGTCGGTAATACCAAGAGTAGCCCGTGCAGCAGCTGCCGAACTGTCGTCCAGTAGCGTTCGTGCGAAAGTAGTGACCACCGATGGATCAAAGGTCCAGGTTGCCCCAGAGCCACTGACAACGATATCGCCCTTGTCTCCATCCGCGATGGCAGCAGCGTTGATCGTCACCCACTGGTTCGCACCGTTAAGGAAGGTGGTGCTGTTTGCAGTACCGCTTCCAAGCCTAGCTGTCGACATCGTGCCGGAGACAATGTCAGCGGCATCGTGCGTGTGAGCAGCTAGTGCAAAGTAGTTGATGTTCTGGGTGCTGGAAGTTCCCAGGCCAAGGTAAGTGCGAATCGAGTTGATCGTGTTCTGCGTCAGCAGTTCCTGCGCTACGTCCGTGAACAGAATCTCTTCAACAATGCCAGCTCCAGCAGAGACGCGACCCAACAGCCGATCCGTGTTGACGTTCTGGATCTTGGGGTAACTAACGACACCGTTGTCAATCGACCAGCTGTTGATCGTGTTGACAGTGATGTCACCCTTGTCACCCGTCGTGAGGTTGCATTCTCCACCGCCACCTCCGCCTCCACCAGCGACTACGTCGAGGACGAATTCTTCCAGGCCACAGATGCAATCCGCTGTGATCTTACAGCTCATGTTATTCTCCGATCCCCATGTTGCCCCAACTGATCTTGCGTGCAGGGAAGCCAGCGGTATTGCTATGGAGGAACACCTCAGAGTCTTCGCTCGCGAGTATCTGCTTCATCGTATCGCCAGTCACCCAGTAGCTACCGTTCACGCCGGAGCCGATGCTTGACAGCTTGGGACACAATGGGTGGGCGTTCTTGTTCCACTGATTGTCTATCGCGAAAAGGTCGCCATGCACGGGATGCTCCGTATAGCCAGCAATGGTTTGCTGATGCGCCCAGCGTGTATCCCAGGGCGCGATGAGATAGCCATCTCTCACCCGCATGTTCTTCGATCCGAACATGCAAGCCATCGTCCCTGCATAACCCTGGGCTAGTCCCTGCTTTAGCTCCAAAAGCGTCCGTACCCTGGAGACTGAATGAATAACGTGATTCTTTGCATCCTCGAACAGTGCCGACTCTTTCACGGGCCACTGCGGCGAGTAGCTCCAGTCGATCTCTGTCTTGGAAGACCACTTGAGCCATCCATCGGTCAGCGTAGCCTTCGGAAGTCGTGGGTCATCAAGGGCCAGCATGCCCCATTCTTTGACGGCCCTTGCCTGTGCTGCACCGAAACTGCCTTCCCCCTTGCTGCGATATCCAGCTAGCTGGCGACCCTTGCCGTAAGTGGGCAGTGGATGCACCAGCTTGATCTCTTCCCTGTCACCACGGTGGACGACATCTCCACACTGGGCCAAGCAGTAGGCTCTAGCTCCACCAAAGCCAACACAGCTTCCGCTCAGCTGGTAGTAGCGAGGCAGCAGGTTGCCAGTAGCCTTGATCTCCAGGTGATAGAGCAAGGCTTCCTTCGGTAGCTCCATAAGAAAAGGGTTGGCCTCACCGAAGGCAGGCGTTTCCCGATCAAACGCCAGGGTCATCCGGCGTTGAGTCAGGTCTCGCTCGCTTGGCGGAATCCAACCCAAGTTCTCACTCATTCCCTACCCCCAGCTGCTCCTAGCCCAATCGAAGTCTCGTGCATCATGTCGTGGGCCTCTGGAAGCTCATCGACCTTCTGGTCAAACTGCGATCCGATCCAAGCACCAAACGGCTTCCATTCGGCACCAAGTCTCAGGCTCTTATTCTGACGGTTGATCTCCTCGTTGGCCTGCTCCAGTGTGGTTATTCCACCCGCAGCAATCTGGGCCGATACGTTCTCGTAGTTGTCCGAGAGTTTGATCGCCTCAGATGGCCGCTTCACTGGGACTGCCTGATCGTAGACCTCACCAGCAAAGCCACTGGGCCTAGGAGCAGGAACGGGCTTTACTGGGTCCACCGGCTGTGGACTGCTGCCTGGAGTCACAATCGTCTCGACACGGTCCCGCTTTCGGAGATCCCAGTCGATGACATCACAGACAACGACGATCCTCGACAGCCCCTCAGTAAAGAAAACAATCGAACGATTGTCCTTGCTGGCAAGGAATGGATGGCCCACGGGATCGCGTATCTCCCAGGTGATGTCAGAACCTGGGGACGCAGAGGGTGCGACCTGGATATGCGTGCTGGAGTTGGTAGTCACGGCAACCTGCTGTTGTACCTGGGCTGCCCCACCCACGAACGTAACCGCCACTGCGGAGACGCATGATACCAGAACGAGAATGGCCTTACGCGGATTCATCATCCATGGCCTCCCCATTTGCCTTCTTAGAAACCTGGCTGAGCAGGTACTTGAGGAGCAGGTTCAGCAGAATGCTCCCGGCGATTCCCATCTCCATGCCATTGGTCGGCTCTCCGGTAAGCTCGCCGGTGATGTGGCGAAGTTCCTCTTCCTCGTCCTCGTCCATAGACTGACCGAACCCCATCTGCGAATCCATCACCAGATGAATCACCGCATCCAGGGCTCGCAGCCAATCGAGAAACGTGGCAGTCCCATCCTTGGACTTCGACAGCAATTCACGAAGAACGATGATCAGTTCACGCATACCCCAACTCCTTAAATGCTTTTGACGCTGACCAGATAGCCACTGGTCTTGGATGCATGTACGCGGATGATCGCAACAGAGTCGCCTGCGGAATCGCCAGGCTTGGTTGCAACGTACTTAAGCTGCGACTGATCCCAGTAGAGATCTCGGCCACCAGTCGGGAAGATATATCCTGCGGCCACCAACGAAGGCGACAGCAGGAACGGCTCATGTGGCAGGTATAGGATGTAGTGGTTCGAGTCGATTCTGTCGGCCATCACGCCAATGACTCCGAATCCAGCCGTCACATCGTTGTAGACAGCGTGGCTTCCAGTGATCGGCATTCCAACATTCGACGCAGTCAAGGCATGGCCCTGCTGCTGGATAACCACGGCCTTGATGGAACCGTTGTTCCTCGGCAGGGACAGCATCTCAATCTCGGCAGTGTTCGCCAAGGACCGATCAAGCCCCAAGGACAAGCCGCCATATCCACTGCAAAGGTTGCCATCGAGGATGACCTGTGACGGCAGCAGGCTCCCAGTGTGGATTGCAAAGTCATTCGAGTACTTAGCAATCGAATTATCCTTGATGCGGATGCTTCCACCAGCCGTCAGCGAGGCAACCTCAATCGCAGCCTTCTTGTATCCGGTCACCAGCTGGTAGCCGCAGTTGTCGAACGTGTTGCCGACGATCTCGTGGTCGGTGCCAGTCGTGATATGAATTGCCGGTGACACGAAGTTTCGGAACGTGTTGTTAGCGAACCGAACCTTATCAATGTTCACAAAGCTGTTCAGGGAATTCACAGAGCAGTACAGGCCGCCGTTGAACGTGTTGTTGGCGACTGTAGCCCTCGTGCCGTAGATCATCAACGGAGCAGCCGCTGGCCCGCAGTTGAAAGTGTTGTTGCGAATGACAGCGTCTCTGTATCTGACCGTGATCCCAATGTTCCTGACGCTCTGCTCTCCAGGCACATTGAACTGGTTATCGCTGATAACAATCCGCCTTCCCTCGCAGTGAGGGTTGACCATCGCCATGCCGGAAAGCGTGGATCCAGAAAGCCGACCATTATTCCCAAAGCGATTACCCTGGATCAGGACGCTCTTTACAGTGCCAACGCGATCTGACGTTGACGGGCTGTGGATTGAAGCTGCCGCAGTTCCGCCTGTCGTGTAAGCGTGCCTCATTCCACCGAAAGTGCAGTTCTGGATATCCATGCCATTACAGACAGAATCCAGAATTCCGTAGACAACTCCAGTCTCCGAGTCGTACTCGAAGTTCTCAACAGACGACCAGTTACAGCCATGGCGACGAACATTGGCGCAGTACTTGAACCCCATTGTCCCTGGGTGCCACTCGCCGAAAGAGCAGTTGCTCAATTCAATGTCATGACATCGCTCAAAATACAGAGCCGACATGTAAACGGACGGAGCGGTGCTGGCACTGTAGGCAGCATCCTTCATTCGGTAGTTGAAGTTCCTGATCCGAATGCCACTCATCATGTTCGGCAGCACGGCGACTCTTGGTGCCTTGGTGACGCCACCACTGGTCACCGTCTGGTAGACCTCGTCGAGGAAGTCGTCAAAGACATAGTCGCACCGAGTCCCCGTCCCGTTGCACGCTCCCGTGGACGCTCTACGGTTGATACGCTGTAGCTCCATGGGGAAGCTCTTCGTTCCCGTAGAGTGTGGCGTGATGTCGCTGATCTGGTTGAACCCGTAGATCAAAACCCAATCGCCAGCTGCCAACTGGTATTCGTAAGGAAGGCTGATAACAGCAGCACCTGCTGCCGTGTCAGTCATCTCACCATAGGCCGCCGAAGAATAGGAGAATGTGGCAGACTGGGAAGTGTTGTATGAAACCTTGGCAGTCGAGTCGTCGCGGACAAGCCAGCTTCCCTTGGTGCATTCGAGGCCAGTCGGGCTGGTGAATATATGCTCACCAATGATGTGAACTTCACGATCAATGAGGATCGTTGCTGGCCTGCCAGTGCTGGAATAAAACGCATTAGCTGCGGACACAGCCAGCGCAAATCGCATGTTGTCGATTTCTGCGTTTCCAGTTCCGACAACCGAGATCACATTGTCCTTGGTGGTCTTGATCTTCGCTACCATGAGCTTGGCCCCAATCCGAGTACGGTGCAGTTGAACTTGCCAGACTCCAGGTAGTTCACCATCAGCAATGGCCCAAGCCTAGGATCCGAGTCGACGGGTTTCTCGGCCTTATAGATCTGAACTGAATAGTCCCAAAAGACAAAACGCCCGCCTGCGTCAATGCTGTATCCAACCTCGAACAGACTGGATGCAATGTCCAGGGAAGAACCCTCGGTTGCATATCGGAACGAAGTGGCGTTGAGATACTCGGCAAAGATGCCAGTAGGCCACTGCTCTGGGTCCGTATCCACATAGGTTGTCGCTGCAAACAGCGGATAGCCAATGCTCGCGGCTGTAAACCCATGCGGCGTGCTGGTTACCATTTTCGGGTTCGATACCGATGGCTGTGAATCCGATGGAGTAAACCACTCCAGCACGGAGCCAGTGCCTACTCCCAGCACCTGACCCAAAGTACCGACCGTATTTGGGAAGGTATAAGCCTGATTGAATCGGATAAATCCGTTGGCACCAACATTGATCCGCTCTGTGCCATCAGTCGCAATCGAGATGGAACGAGCCGCACCGCCAGAAGATCCCTTCTCGGTGGCAATGCAGCCTATGTTCCCAGACCACCCGATCAGAATTCGCTCGTGATTTGTCGGCGACTGATATGCGTTGTACACGGCCAGCTTATTGGGAGCTGCACCGCTTCGCACCTCAAGCAGGTTAGCTTGTGCGCTGTGTAGGCCAACGCCACCGCCACTGGTCGAACCAAGCAACGCAGACCTGAGCTGAATGTCTGCGTCATCATCGACCTTCCACACGCCACCAGTAACCTGAATGTCGCCGTAGTCGTTGTCCGGTATCGTGCCGTTGACGCTGACCGTTGTCCCGGTCATGGTCAGGCCAGTGCCAAGGCTGATCTCCTGCGGGTCACCAGCTCCCGTTGAGCCACGGCCAAGCAACCGGGATGCTGCGGAGACATCCTGCATCTTGGAGTAGGTGACAGTGTTCGCATCGACCGTCCAGACGCTGCCGCTCGAAGTGACGGATATGTCACCCTTGTCCCCATCGGACAGGCCGCCATCCGCGCCCTTCTGGGCAAGCACAGCCCAGTAGGCACCAGCAACCGGAGTCTGGTTCGTGTGGGACTGCAAGGCACGCCATGACGTACCCTGATAGAGTACGGCATCATTGGTGGCATAGCTGGCAGAAGATGACCAGTTACCCTGCCAAACCACGCCCGCTGGCCCCGGTGGACCTGCGGCACCCGTATCACCCTTCTGTGCTGTCAGGTCGCGGATGCAAACCGCAGAGCCGACAGAGTCGATGAACCATGCGAATGCTGGGTCTGTGGTGCTACCACCACCCGCATAAGACACAATGGTCGGGCCAATCAGACCAAGAGACGCAGCATAAGCCTGTGCCTCAGCTGGCGTTGGCGACGAAGGATTGGCTGGATACCCAGCAGGCATGGTGGCGTAGACATCTGCGACGTTCGGTACAGATATCTTTTCCCACAGCGATCCGGTCGAATACCAGATCGAACTGCTGTTCAGGTCCACATACAGATCGTTCGTGCTGCTGGGCAGGCCAGTCGGAGGTCCGAAGCCACGGGTGACTTCCACCTCACTGGTAACAACATTTTGCCACGATGCATCGCCCCGAAGGAAGCGACCTTGAAAACCCGCCGCCGGGGCCGGAACCATTCCCTTGGTCCCAGCCGCACCAGCGGTTGCACCCGTCATCACGGCTAGGCGAGAGGTAGCCGAGGCGGGGCTTACAAACTCAACGCCAGAGGCATCTGCCTTGACGGTTACCCAAAGTTCGCCAGAACCAACGTAGCTGCCAGGTGTGTCGGAGAGAGCGATGAACTCATCCACCACTCCTCCTGCACCAGTTGTCGCCTGCCACCCACCGTCTGCGTAGACGTAAAGGATGCTATTGTCCTTGTGAAAGAACTGCGCACCATCTGAAAACTTACCCGGAGGCAGAGAGTCTCCAACCGGGATTGAGTTCACATCAGGGTCGAGAGGCGAAAACTTCTTGCTAGTCGGCTTGACGTTTGCCATTACTGCTCCACGATCAACTCGAACTTCAGCGGATCGTCACCCTCATCAGGCGACCAGTAACGGCCATTGCGGCGATTATAGTCCGCTCGTGCAGACTCCGGGTCCGATGCATCAGACCAGAACTCATGCGTCACGGGATCACCAGCCGCATCTCGGTAGCGAGAGTTATGGACTCGCCACTGATTGACACCTGACTTGAGACGAGCCCCCTTGATTCGGTCAACAATCTCTCGTGCCTTATCAAAGACCTCGTCCCGGCTTTCACGCCTTCCCGAAATCGCCTGCAGCTGAAGCTCCATCGAACGAAGCCTGGACTGCAACGCCTCATTGCCCTCGCTGCGGACAACTGGCTGCGGAGCAGGCTTCTGCTCCACTACGGACGCCGTGGACTCCCCGTCAACCGCAGGCTTCGGTGCTGATTCCGAAACCTGCTTTGGCGGACGACCGGGTCCACGACGAATCTGAAACTCTTCCACCCATCACCCCACTTTCTGAAGGAATTAGTCCAGAGGATCGAAAGTCGGGAAGGCACGAACAAGCAGCGTCATCCAGGGACGAAGCCACATGTAGCTGGCCTTCCGCTCGTACCGACGCATCCAGGTGACGCCCCGGTCGAAGTACTGCCAAGTGTCCGTACCCGACAGTTCACGGGTCGTGACATCGAAGTCGACCATGAAGCCGAACGTCTCTGCCATCGACTTGGACACCAGATAGGTGTTCGTCGCGGCGTAGGCAGCCTGGGCGTCGTTGTAGGTGCGGGTCGTTCCACCCAGGTCGACGTAGGCTCCGCTCTTGTAGAACTTCACCAGCTCGTCATACACCCAGCGGCTCATCAGCGGGCTGGTCGTCCAGCCGTCACGGGCCGTGCGATCCGTCACCTGAGCGGCTTCGCAGTTCTGACCAGACAACGTGTGAGTCACCGACTTCGGTGCGATCATATCCAGGTACGGATACTTCTGGCAGTCGCGGGTCAGCATCACCTGGTAACCGTTTCCGCAGTCAAGCGGGAAACAGTTGTACGGGTCACGCATGTCCTCGTAGATCTGCTCGATGGCACACAGCGGAGCCTCCGAGCATCCACTGAGCTTCAGTCCAGCGTCCTCGATGACGTTCGCCCACGGGGCTCCAGCAGAAGCACCCTTGTAGCCAGACGAGTAGGTCGTACCGTCGTAGCTGTAGGGATACTGACACATGCCAGCACCCTTGATGTCGAACATGAGCCGAGCGGCATTCTTCTCGTCGATGACATCGAACCAGCGCACACGCTGCTCGATCTGTCGACGCACCTCGCCCGTGGGGTCCACGCACACGAGGTTGCGATGGAGGGCGAAGCTGAAGCTGACGTAGTTCGGCTTCGGCATCGTCCAGCAACGCTGGCGACCCAGCTGGTAGAACCGTGCTGGCTCCTCATCCTCCTCCGACTTTCCGCACAGATCCGGCGGGGGATCCATGGGGAACTCGCAGAGCTTGCGGTCGTTGTAGCTGGAGCAGGGGGCATCCACCCGCGTGACCAGACCACGCAGCAGCGTGGGGGCCATGTCGCAGGTGAACTGCAACAGCTGACGGGTGACGCAGCGGTCGAGGAACTGATCGAAGTAGCTCGCCTTGATGGCGGCTTCCGCCGATTCCTTGAGGGGCTTCAGCTGCTCCTTGCTCTGGATGCGACCAGAGGAGTTGAACAGATCGAAGACCTGCTTCGGCATGATCCGCTCGAAGAGGTGCTTGTAGTCAAGCTCCTGAAAGTCCAGCTCGCGGTCCAACGCACGGTTGTCCACATCGCGGAAGACTTCCTGAAGACGCTCTTGACTGGTCACCGTGCCGTTCGGAGCAGCACTCCGGTAACCTTCGACCAAAAAGTCGTTGATATTCGTTTTGGACATGCTGTACTCCTAGAGGCAGAATTTGCCGACCGCGTTCGTCACGTTGGCAATGGCGAGTGGGGTAGTTGGACTCTCCGAGGCAACATCGCCTGCGGTTTGGCAAGCATCCGAGTACTGCGACTGGCAGATGCACGGACCATGCTGGATGGCCGTCAAGATCGCAGTGTCACCTTCGCCAGCGGGGGCGAACTTGGTGTTGCTCACGGCAGCTCCGTCCAGATACGGAATGAATCCAGTGACGCCGCCAACGACTTCAGTAGCCGCCGAGATGTTGAACTGGAACACGCCGCAGGTCCAGACGACCAGCACGCGATCCACACCGGGTCGAACGAAGTCCTGAACGACGCCCTTTACGGGGCTGTTCGTGATGTCCGTCACCTCATCGGTCGAGGAGAACGGGCGGATGTAGTTGGTCACCGTGTCGAGGTAGACCCAGCAGTTCGGAACGGGAATGCCCCATTCCGGGTCCACGGGCAGTTCGAGGTAGGCGTGGTCGTATTTACGTCGCAGTCCGACGTTTACCGAACTCGTAGCAGTGCAAGCCATTTCAAAACTCCTTAGAAGCGGTTCTGGAAACCGATCTTGTTAATGGGGGCAGAACCGCTGGCGTAGGCTGCGCCACTCGTGCTGTCGGGTGCAGAGGCCACGGATTCCGGCTGGCTGACATTGGCCTTGCTCGCCTTGATCTCAGCCAGGACTTCTCGAATCTGTTCATCCGCCAACGGCAGCAGGCTCTCTACCAGCTTGTCGCTGATGCCGCTGCCTAGGACTTCTTTCGCCGTTTCTTGGATGACACGGCCTTTCGCCGCACGTTCTTCCACGGCCCGATACTCGGAAAGCGTCGACTCTGCTTCATTGAGCTTCTCCAGTAGAGATTCCTTCTCCGCGACGGCCTTGGCGAGTTGCTTCTGCGCTTCGACCAGTTCGCTCTTTACCGTATCCTCGGCGAGGATTTCGGTACGCAACTGCTCGATCAATTCGGCATGCTGCGTCTTGAGGGTCTTGAGATCCATCGTTTCTGTCTCCGATTCAAACAGTGAGCGGTTCGTCCCGCCTCGATAGACAGCGGCGACCCCGTCGACTTCAATCAGGCGTTCAACATGAAGAACGCCTTGCTCGTCCATTTCACCCTGGTACACGCTCACCTCGTGGGAGAGCGGGACGTTCTCGGGGAAGTTCTCTGCGTCGTAGCAGATCTTCTCCGTAAGTTCGTCCGCAGGATTGAGGTGCCAGTCGTAATAACTAGCTGCCTTCTCAGTGCCAAGATTGCGGGCTTCGCCGTTGCGCAGCTGGCCGTTCTGGCTGTGGTAGTCCCTGTCATTACGGTTGTGTCCACCACGAACCGTAACTGGCAAGTTCTCGCACAGCAGCGAGGAGTCTCGGATGGCCGAGTCCTCGTAGATGCGGCCATTGCGACTCGTGCGACCAAGGACTTTTACACCCTTAATCACCCAGTTTTCGCGGTCTACTGTTGATCCGCGAAAGTCGAATTGCTCGACAAGTCGTTCTGGTTTCATGGCACTCCAGTATTTTAAAAAGGCTGTTAGCTTCCCTGCTAAATTCCATTTACAGCCTTACTGCGGATTATTTGGCTCAGCAGGCTGCGGAGCCCTCGTGGGAGTTGCTTCTCGAACTTTCAACTCATAGACCATCTGCTCGTCATCAACATCCATGCGTCGATTGATCTGCTGAGCAGACACAACGCCTTCCTTGTACAGCTCCAACATGACATTCATCTCCTTGGCCCAATCGCGGATGGCTGCGGTCGGGTACTCTGCCCGAATGCGGACACTGGACTGGACCGATGCCAGCTTGGACTGGGTCCACCCCAGCTTCCTCGCCACTGCCTGCCACATCAGGTCAACGTCATGGGCGGACTGGTTCTTCTGCTCTCGCTGAACACGCAAAGCGAACGGACCTTCGGCTGCAATCAGCGATGAGCGATTGCCGGTATTTGCGTCACCAGTCGCCATAAATTCTGGGATTCCGTAAACATTTCCAAGAATTCTCTGAAGCGACTGGATCAATTCAACGTATTGAGTGGCACGGACGTTCATGCCGGGAAGCTCCAACTCGGCTCCCTTCACATGCACGATCTGCCCAGGATTGGGCCTGCCGTCGTTCTCTTGGACCATCTTCTGGGTCTGCTTAGCGATGTTCCGCAGTGCATCCGCAGTGGTCGCAGCCTTGTGGGTGTACACCGCAGCGAAGCTGGACTGGGTGATCGCCAACTCCACCATGGCGTTGATCACCTCCTCCAACTGCTTGCAATGGCAGTACACATCGTAGAAGGCAGGCACCCCTCTGGGGTCGTTCATGTCCACCCCAGCCTTGCCAGACTGGATGTTTAAGGCAGGCTCAAAAAAATACTCGGAAACTTTTCCCAGTTCGCCATTTTGGCGAATGCGTCTCCTCCAGTAGCCAATGATGTTGCAGGCATCGTTGAGATCGGTGACAACCCCGAACTCGCCCAGCCAGACGGTGCTGCCAACGACCGGGACAACCTGGCCCGAGATATTGACCAGTCGCACCTGATCGACAGGGCCAGTGCTGGAAACGGAGGTTGGCAAGAAGGATGGTGGCCTGATGTCCATGGGCTCGATGAACCGGACCCAGAGCCTGCCGTCAGCGTAGAATCCGAACTTGCGGAACCACTGGCCGTCCCGGTAATGGCGGCGGACGGTCTCCTCTTGCAGCAAGTACCAGCCCGTGGCGTTGCCTAGGTCCACCTCCTCCATGATGTCTTCGATGGCACCCTCGATCCGAGTCAGGGTGCTTTGGGTCACTGACTTCCCCGTCTTTCGCTGGGGGATGTACTTATGACCCTTCGCCACGCAATAACTGATCAGATGCTCGATCATGGCCTTGATGATCGGGAACCGCCACAGCTCGAAGCCAACACGGTACATGTGGTCCATGCTGGTCGAGTCGTAGTACGGCAGCCGTTTGCCGCTGTCATCCCAGTAGCCGAACGTGCCAAAGCCGTTCCAGCCTGACTGGCACATGGCCTCTCTAGTCAGCCCGCCCAGGCGATTGGATAACTGCTCCATGATCTGGAGTTCACCGCTTACAGATTCGTCAATCATTCCGCGATCATCCTCATCATCTTGGCTGCCATGTGCAGGGCGTCAGGCCCATCATCATGTCGCCCGTGGGGGAATGCCTTTAGCTGGGATACGAGGATTTCCGTCCCCTTGTCACGGACGAATAGGAAATCCTGGTGCCGGACAGAACCGTCCAACTCCATAATTCGATTCTCTTTGTTTACACGCATATCTTCTTCAATGGGGACAATTGGGGTGACAATGCCCGCATCCTGAAGGCGATCCGCTGCGATGTTGACGATAAAGCTCTGGAACTGATTGGCGTCCGATCCAATGATGTCGGGCTGCACCGGCAGGTCTCGGATGAAATCGATCAACCTATCGATGGTCTGGTCCGGCCCTGTGCGCTCCAGCGATGCCTTAACATAAAGACGCTCGGAAGTTTTGCTCACAGCCAGTGCCACGATGGCCGAGTAGTCAGAGTTCTTCAGGTCGCGACCAAGGGCATGATCGACCGCAATGGTGCAATAGAGGATGTCGGATGGCAATTCGTCGCACCACATAGGATGCTCGTCCGTGTCCACAAACAGATTGCCGTCCCACAGGTTTCCATCGGGCGTGACCGGGTTGCCCTGGTACATCGTCTCCCAGATATGCCTGGGGAACGTGTGCTTGGCCTCCAGCAGCTGTTCGATGGGGTGCAGATCTGCACAGAGGGGATCGCCCTCCTTCCTCCAGACTTCTCCCTTGTGGTCGACCTCGTCCTCGGTGGCGATAGCCTTGAAGACCGCCTCACTCCACTGCGGGCCGTAGGTGCGCTTCTCCCTAAGGATCTGACCGATCAGATCGTCTGGCGACCACCTGGTTCCAATCAGCAAGACTCTCGCATCCTTCGAGAGACGCTGACTGGCAACGGCCTGCCAGAACTGCATCCACTTCGCCTGGAAGGTGGAGGACAACGCTTCTTCCATCGACTTGCAGATGTCGTCGATCACCAAGAGGTCTGATGGGAAACCCGTGAGTGGAGAGCCCCAACCAACCGAACGCATGCTGCCACGGTGGCCGTGCAAGAACCAATGGACCTTCGAGCGATTGCCCTTATCCACCTCGACGTTGAACAGATGCCCATGCTCGGTAAGCAGGTCGCGGCATTGCGATCCAATGTTTTGTGCGCGGTCATCACCGTAAGAAACGATGGTCACATGCTTGTCTGGATTCTTCGCCAAGTACCTGCTGGCAAATAGATTCGCGGCAACCGTGGATTTCCCATGCTGGCTTGGAGCAGAGATCGCCAACCTTTTTATTTGACCTAGCTCAAGCGGCAAAAGGTACTTATGTTCGAGCACACGCAGCCACGGGTAGGCATGGAAGTTCTCGCCCATGGCGACTCGCCCCCAACCAATCGTACTGGCCTGGGCAAGCATCGATGCTAGCTGCGTAGTGTCGACAGTTGCAGTCACAGGAAGCCCCCCATCCTTCGCTTCATCAAAGCGAACACTTCACAAGCACAACTTCGGTGTACACGGTGTACCTGTCACCGTCTGCTTCAAGCACACGGACCCGCAGCTCATGCTTGCCCTCTGGAAGCAAAGCTGTCTGGGCTGGATCCAGCGTTAACGATACCTCTCCATTGGCTGGTGGACCAACCGTCACTGCGGCAGCAGGGAATGTAAATGTCTGGATAGCACCTGCAGGACAATCGCCAATGGCAACTTCGATTGTCTGAGCAAACGACAGGTCGTAGATCCCTGATGGATCGCGAGGGTCAGCAATCTGCAACAGCAGGTGCCTCGTGTCATTCTGGTAGATCACCCTTACGGCCATATCTTGCGACCCTCCAATACGTCGTATCTTACGCGGCCCTGGACCGAGGGGACCGATATACCTCCCGACAACTCTGTTAGTTCTACAGAGGCATCCAGCACAACATCAATCTCTTTGACCACTCCAGCACTAATGCAGTATGCGGACTCAAGTGTTACTGCCACTGAACCCTGAGTCGGGATTCCGCCTGTGGCTTGTGAGATAGAGTTGCCAGTAGTCGCCAGCCCTATCGCGATAATGCTCACAACACCAGCTGCACTAGCCGATGCATCTGTTGTCGAAGAGCCTGTTCCAATGAGCCCGAAAAATGCGGACGCTGAAGCCAGCGCGTCTTCCGTTGTTACCGATGAAGAGCCGACATCTGTGACCAATCCACTAGAACCGCATTGGCAGTCAGTGGATGCAGCACCCGATCCAATACTCGAAACAACTGCGGCACACTGAGAAACAGCTTGCTCTAGCTGAACGGATGCAGATCCAAAGAATCCAGATCCGCCTACAGCTGACGATGTGGCATTGTCGGTTGTCGCTGATGCTGCGCCAGACACACTGACAATCCCAGCAGAGGAACAGCTGGAGTCGCCAGTGACGCTCGAAGCAGTTCCAATTACAGCGACCAAACCACTGGCAGCCGAAGAAGCATCGCCAGGCGTCGTCGATGCTGAACCAACTACTTTAACTTGGCCTGAAGCCGAGCAAACAGAAGTGTCTGTCGAAGCCGATGCCGACCCCGTGATCGTTTGCAGGCCAGACGCGGATGATGTCGCTGCATCTGTGCTTACTGCACTACTGCCTGTGATCGTCTCTGCGCCTAGCGATATAGCGACACGAGACAGCATGCTCCTGCGGCGGAAGCCTGCCCCAGGTCCAGAACCAAGCTCTCGAACTTCCTCACTGCTGAGAGAACGATTCCACAGCCGGATGTCTGCTATATACAGATCATTCGACGCTTCAGCAGCAGCTGAACTGATGCGTCCGCCAATGCCGATCCCATAGACTGATGTGGAACGAATCACATCGCCGCTGTTGGCAGCCGTGCGGACGGAGACTCCATCTCGATAAAGATTGATCGTCGCCTGCGCTGCTGAGTAAGTTGCACACCAATGAGACCATCGGCCATAAGTGTCGGTCGTGACCGAAGCAGTCAATGGGCTCAGTGATCGCTGCGTGTATGGGTCACGCATCTGGAACTGGATGTTGCCTGCATTAGTCCACAGCAGGCCAAACCTTGCACCAGTCAGTCCAGTAGCAGTGTCCTGATAGATCGCTCCAGTCGTCGCTGGAGTGGCGACCAACCACACCCAACAGGAGATCGTTGCCTCACCCTGACCAAGGAGCGATGAAGAAGCTGGAGGAATGAATCTCCCAGAGGAGTTCGCCTCTTGGAAATAGGCCGAGCTAAACTGCTTCGTCACCCAGTCGGTTGCATTGGTTCGATTATTTGCAGCAGCGTGGTAGCCACGAGGCCCAACATCGAAGAGGGTTGAGCCTGTCGAGCCCAGCATCGGCATCCACGCAGCCCAGAGGTTGCGATGCAGGTGCGGAGCATCGCTCTGATCTCCAGTTGCGTAATCGGACCAGCTGGGATACCGCATTGGTGGCCTATTCGTTAATGACCACTCGTCGCGGAACCAGGATCACACGAGAGCCATTGTCGGTGGCAGTAGTCTCATCCCTGACCGCTTGCCCCAGGTTGTTGTCGGCAATCGCCACCACATACCGTCCGCGAGGTCGCCAGATCACTGGCTGCTGCTCTAGCACGGTGTTGGTGTCTGCCGTTGCAATCAGCACAGACACTGGAGGTCCAGCCTGTTTGATATTGGCGTCACTCGTGCCGAGCGTGTAGGAGCCAGCACTGCCAGTCACCTTAGCAGGCCAGTTAGTGTTGTCGTAGCTTGACACCAAGTAGAGGTCCATGGTGTTACCGGCAGTGGGGGCAGTCCCGGTTTCGATGCGAAAGAAGACCAAGTATTCGTCAGCGTAGTTCGCACCGAGGTCTGCCGATGCACTCATCTGCGCTGTAGCGTTTGCCTGCCCATCAAAACTCAGCGTGTGCGTCACGCCAGATGCACCACTCTCCCCGAACACGATTGCCGTGCCTTGTGTGATCTCTACATAGTCGGGCAGTGCCATGCGTTACACCTCGCTCGGGATCGGTTGGATTTTGCCGTCTGGCCGCCAGGGGGACACTGCTTCACCGACCTCAGAGATAGTCACCTGACCAGGTCGCGTACCCAGCTGGTTCAGCGCGTCCAACTCACTTGCCGACAGGATCCCTGCGACATTGAGACCAGCGAGCATCTGCTTGACATCGGAGTTTTGAAAGTCTAGCCCCCCGTTCGATGGATGCAACCACCGAAGACCCCTCGCCACCACGGACGATCCGCTGTTGCCAGTGGAGGCGAAGCTCTCCAGCTTGGAGAAGATTGACTCGCCCATGATGGGACCGACCGCTGCAAACACGGCCCGCTCCGTGTACAGCTCACCAGTCGGCTCCGGGTCCGCCAGCAGGGATAGCGCATCGGCCACCAGCTGGTCGTCTCCCTGCTCGATAGCCAAGCGGAGATCCGGGTCAGCCAGGATCGCGGCCCTGATCTGTTCAGCATTCATCAGGCATTGCCTTCGGTGATAACAAAGCTGGTGATGGAGACGGCAGCACCACTGGAGATCGACGTAGTATTCAACGTCAAGTCTCCACCGCCGCCAGTGGCTGTCACGGTTCCTTGAACCACGGCAGTGCCGCCTGAGGTGGTCAATCGGAAAAAGGTCGCAGTACCAGTCGCATTCGCTGACGAGTCCTGCGTGATGGAGTTAAGCGTCAGCACGCCATTGGAAGCCGCCGGGGCGAAGGTGGCGTTGCAGGTCAACTCGGCCAACAGTGTCTGACCGCTGATCGCCGTCCCAACATTGGCAGGGACCGTGCCATCATAAATGCGAAGGAGCCCAGAGCCCCCAACTGCCGCCGTGATCTCGTCCGCCCTGTTGCTGCGCAGGGTAGCAGTAAACGAAAGTGCCATGTGGCCCTCCAGTGATCTGATCGTGGGATTCCCACGGATGATCGTAACTGGCATGGCAGGGCAGTCGGCTCGTTGCTGTGAGAGAAACAACTAGAGGCGCAAAGAAAAGGGTCATGACTGTTGACGCAGCCATGACCCGTGATTCGTCTGGACGCCAGCAAAGCAGGTCCAAAACGAGGTAACTATGCTGGATACTGTACCAGAACCCTATTCCTTCCGCAACCTGGCACCGGGGACCGTGAGATCCTTCACGAGGAAGCCGTTGGTCATCTCGTTGTTCTTGAGCCGGATCGACTCGGCGTCCGAGAGCCTGCGGCAGACCTCCCAGAACTTCTCCTGCTTGACGACCTCTCCACCGCCGTCGTAGGTGGTGACCTCCACCTCCTGAACCAAGAAGCCGCCATCGGTCCAGGCCACGCGGCCAAAAGTCTCCACGCTACGCATGGCTGGATCCTCCCCCACGGCAAAGGCAGTCGCTACCGCCGCCACTGCCACAATCGCAATCTCGCTGTAAATAGACATTACGTCCCCCAATCTAAAGATCGCACGCCCATTTGGTGCGGTCAGCCCAATAGGCTGCGCTCATCTTGCCCTTGGCAATGTTCTTGGCGTGCCTTGCCTTGAACGCCTTTCGACGCTTTCGATCCTTCTCAGACTCCCCCTGCCGTGCAGGACTTCCGCTCACACCCTGCTGGCCGAAGCGAATGATCTTCTCCTCGCCACCCTGGCATGCCTTCACGACATGGCTCTTGGTGGGGTGATTCGGGGTCCGCTTCGGTTTGTTGCAGGGCATGTCCGCCTTGCTGATCTTCTTCTTAGCTGCCTTCCGTTTTGCCACAGGCTCCTCCTTGAAAATCGAAGCGCATCTACTCCTCACCACCCCAGGGGATGGTGATCATCACCGAATGCTCCATCGTGGACGCATCCAGCACCGGACGACCGCATGCCCTGGCCGCAGCCAGCATGGCAATGGCGTAGCGATCCTCAAACCATTCATCGCCCAGGATCACCCCGTCCGCACCAAGCACCGAGGTGACATCGTGCAGATAGGTATCCGCCCCGCTGACCCAGTCATTCCGCTCCGCGAAGTAGCGGATGATCAGGGCATCCAGCTCGAATCCCTCCGGCAGCTCGCCAATGACAAAGTATCTCTTTTTCATTTGGTCTTCTTGATCCGCCGCTTGGCCGAAATGCTTGGGCAGCACCTCGCCGCCTTCTTGCAGTTCTTGCAGCCGCCCACCTTAGCTGGCTTTTTCGCCATCGTCGCACTCCTTCTTCAGTAACTCGAACAGACGCTCCAGGGACATCAGCACCATGGCGGGCTTCCTGTCCTGCCGAAATACTACCGCATCACAGGCTTCCGGCACTTGCAGGAATGTGGCAATCGACTTCCGCCGCTTGGCCTGAATCTTCAAGCCTGCCAGCAGGAGGTCGACCGTCTCATGCTCCCCGAGTGCCTTGCCATTGCTGCCCCAGGCTCGCTTCGCCGGGAGGCCACGCTCCGTAGCCAGATTCACAATCTCTCGTTCCAGGTCGTTGCCCCGACGCTTGTTGGGGTGGGTCATGATTTCTTCCGCGTTGTTAATGAATTCGCATGCCGTCGAAATCGCACAGCGGTACTTGGCCGCGATGTCCTGCAAGCGGAAGCCTGCTCGCTGCATCCGCTCCATGCCCTGCACATCCTCGACGGTGTAACGGGACGGCTTCCCTCGTTTACCTCGGATCTGCATGGCTACACCCCCAGGACGGCCTTGGCGAGTTGCTTCTGCGCTTCGACCAGTTCGCTCTTTGACGCCGGAGCCATCACCGTGTAGATCTGCTTGGTCTGCCGACAGTCGTTCTCCAAGTAGGCCAGAGCCTGCTCCCGATTCGACTGATAGGTCCGCCACCAGCCCTTGCCGCTGACGTTCTCGACGATCTTGCCGCCAGAACCCAACGCATAGCCCACCGCATCGAGCGACCACTTTGTATCGCGGGCGTACTGCCCCAGCAGCCACAGGGTCGCCGTGTCCTGAAACAGCGGATGCCAGTTCACATACCGCCCTTTGACCGTAACCACATCGGTCGGCACCTTCACCCCCAGCGACCAGCTCCGCCGCACCATGAAGGGCAGGTCGAACCCCAGGATGTTGTGGCCCACCATTTCTTTCGCCCGGTTGCTGGACTCCCGAAACAAATCCCAGAATTTCTGGAGGATTTCCCTTTCATCTCCTTCGATTGTCTGGAAATCATTTCCTTGCATGACGCCGATCACAAGCACCCGACCCAGGTGCGCGAACAAACAGCAGCTGTCGAGGAACTCCTCCCGCTTCTTCTGGGAGTCGAGGTGGTGCTTGCCAGCCTTCTCAGCCGCCTTCAGGACGTAAACCCCGTCGGCCACCTGCACGCGATCCTGGTAGCTGGCGTCCGTATCCTTCTTGAGCCGCTTCACGCTGGCAGGATCGAACGGTCGATGGTCATACGCCTCATTGCCTGGAGCGAATCGCGACTCCAGCACCCCATCCTGCGGACC